TACTGCCTGCTGGAGCTAACAAAGTGAAAGTCGACAAAGACTTCGTCAGGAAATGCAATCGCCCTGGCGCACCGAAACCAGCCGTCGTGGAGTTGGATGCCGACGGGACTCCCGTGCCGTTCTGAGCACTTGGCCGAGGTGGTTCTATCCCGCCTTGGCCAGAAAGAATACCAAAATGGAAATCCTAACTTTAGTAATTCAAATCGTGTTCCCAACAACCGCAGTCGTGCTGGCTCTTATGACCATGCGCTTGCTGAAGGACTGGCAGTAATGGCTGCGCTTATTGCCACGGCAAAGACGGAGTCGTCGCACTATTACCTAGCGTCAGGTGAATCATGCCACGGTGATCTGCGATCCGCCCGTAAGGTGGGGGCTTATCCATCGGTGACCACGATCCTCGGAGCGGCTGGCCCCAGCAAGCAGGGGCTGATGAATTGGAAAGAGGAGCAGGCGATTCTATCCGCCCTGTCGCTACCACGGAACGATGGCGAGGCAGACAGTGACTTTGCCAAGCGGGTGGTACTAGACAGCAGAAAGGAAGTGGAGGCGGCCGCACTGCGCGGTACTCACATTCATTCCCTGGCTGAAATCATAATCAATGGCGAGGAGCCGGGTGACTTGGTCAAAGGATACGAGGAGCACTATGCGGGCCTAAAGGAATGGCGGGAGTGTTGCGTAACTAAAGTTCACGCCAGTGAGTCCGTGCTAGTGAATGAGGCTGAAGGTTACGCAGGCCGAGTCGATCTAATCGCCGACATTCACGGCGTGATTGAGGTAGTCGATTTTAAAACACGCAAATTTAAGAACGGCAAGGCGGCAGGCTATGAGACTGATCTGCTTCAGCTCAGTGCCTATGCCTACGCTTTCACGGACGAGGGCATGGCATGCCGCAACGTCCTGATCGATCCAGTCACCGGCCAGTTGCAGGACATTCGCTACACCTCCGAGAAAGTTGCCCAAGCGTTTGAGGCGTTCACGTCCATTTGCAAGGTGTGGCGCTGGCTGAAGAAGTACGACCCGCGTGAGGTGAGGTTGTGATCGAGATTCTGCCCGAACAATCCACCCACGAGCAGTTACTTAACCGCGTGCGCTCGCTGGCCCGTGAGCTGGAGGAGGCAAAGGCTGCGTTGGCCGCTGCTGAAGGACGCGAGAACGATCTGATGGATCGCATCAGGAGCGGGCTATGAGGACACTGCTATCAATCCTCGCCCTGCTTGGCTTTACAACCACAAAGCTAGGCAACGCTCTAATCGATTTGCGCCCCATCGCCAAAAAGATCGACGTTAAGAAAATTAAAGTGCGTATCACCGGCTACTGGCCGGGTGAGGATGAGTGGAGCAGCCGCTATCAATCCAGCACTGGAACACGCTTGCGTGCCGGTCGTCACTGCGCCGTCGATCCAGATATCATTCCGCTGTGGTCAAAGATCCGCGTGATGGGCGGAAAGCGCGAGTGGGTGGCGGTGGATACTGGCACTGCTGTTAAGAGCAAGAAGGCGAGCGGAGGAAAGTTGCCAGTAGTGGACGTGTTTGCTGCAAGTGAAAAGCAGTTCAACGCGATGCGCCTACCTAAGGTCGCGATGGTGGAGGTGATGAAGTGACCACGAAGGCCGCCACGTTTGCTTCTAAGCGGAATCGGGCTGCTGGCCTTGGCGATACCCGGCCGACGTTTCGCCGACTTGGCGTGATTGCTGGAATGTTGCGCCGAGATCTGACCCTGCCGAGCTGTGCTAGGTTGGGCGTTAAACTCGAATGTAGCTACAAGACCATCCAGCGGGATATTGATCTGCTGCGTGACTTTTTCGGATACCCGCTGGAATACGATCGCAATAAGTACGTCTACAAACTGGCGGGGCCGCTGCCGAAGGCGGTGCTGTGAACCTAGCCGATCTTCTTACTATGTTCTCCGCCCGCGTAATTGGTACTTACACGCCGGAGCAGTACGCAGAGCAAGTGATCATCGCCCGCGCCAATCGCATGCGGTGGGGAATGGGGCAGTGGTGAAGATATGTCTGGCCTATGCTTACGGCACAAAGCATTCGTGCTTATTTGAAGCAGGCGATGGATTGTTAAGCGCATTTGAAAAAAAACATGGCTTTGCAATGGTGTGGCCAAGCGAGCCAAGAAAAATGCAGGCAATGGGTGCAGGTCTTTTTTGGATGATTGCTTTTCATCACGCAGTTATTAGGGACAAAGTCGATGCGCAGAGTTTGCATAAAACTATGATGCAAATTCCTGAATTTAGAAATCATTGCGCTTACGACATTCCTTTTATGGAGAAGTACGAAAATTTATGAGCGTAAAGCGTCTCACATGGCATCTCGCCGTGCTTGAACGTGCGAAGAAGAATTTGTTAAAGAAGCAGTACGATGCAGTGCGCACCCGGCTGGATCTGGCCGTTCTTATGGCCACGGAAATGCTGAAGCAGGCCGAGGGCTACAAGGCCAAGGCGATGGAGGCCAAGAAATGAAGCTGCTTTCAATTTTGTTTTATTACTTAGGAGACATGGTCAGCCACACGATCGCCCGGTGGAGCTGGGGCGGGTGGCTGTATCAGAGGCTGATGCTGTTGTCCGTCGATTGCGACAAGGACTTTGAGATTTGGAAGGAAGTGAAGCCACGCAAAAAGAGGAGCAAACGCAAATGAAGGATCTAGGCAAAATTACTTTTGGCAAAGCACGGCCTGCGCCAAAACAAGTTTTAGTCGACGTAACCTATGACGCCAAGACGGCAAAGGCGTTGCACGCATTTGGGCTGAAGCAGTTAAAGAAAGACCCCGACGCTGTGATTGAGTATGTGATCGCAAAGGCGTTGGAAGGGTTGGCCAAAAAATGATTGCACTACCGCCTGCCACAGAAGCCATTTACCACAACGGAGCCCCAGAGGGGCATCGCAATAATGAGCTGTTTAAAATGGCACTTCAATTCCGTGATCAAGGATTGTCGCAGTTTGATGCAGAGACTGAGGCCGAGATATGGGGCCATAAGTTTGGACTAACGCAGAAGGAGGTGGTGGCAGTTGTAAAATCTGCTTATAGCAAACCCCAGCGCGAGGCGTGGAAGCCAAAGGCCAAGTATGGCTATCAGAATGGGGCGATCATTAGGCAAGATCTGCCCATTCCGCCTATGCCCATTAGCGTTGAGAGCGGCCCGGTAGATAAGTTCCTGACTACCTGTTTTGATGTAGGCGATCAGATAAATATCTGCCGATCAATTAAGGACGGAGATCGAGAGCGGCCACAAGGTTACGGCGAGATTAAAACCCGCGAGGAATGGCTGGAGCTTTTTAAGGCAGACGGCTTGAAGAAGTGGCAGGGCGGCGCAGTCGGTGTGTATGTTTCGATCAACGCTAACAACGGACAAGGCAAAAAATCAGATGACGTAGTTAAATGGCGTCACTGCTTAATCGAGTTCGACGAAAGCACCTTGCAGGAACAGTGGGCGATTATTAAGCGCAGCGGGTTGCCTACATCCGCAATTATTAAGAGCGGGGCACGCAGTCTGCACGCTTGGGTAAAAGTTGATGCAACAAGTGCCAAGGAGTTTGAGGAACGTGTCGATTTTATTTACAAGCACTTAGAGCACTCGAAGCCTGACCCAGCAAATAAAGACTCTGGCAGATACTCTAGGTTGCCCGGTGCGATGAGGACGGCCACCGGCTTACAGCAGGAGTTAGTCGAGTGTGGCGCACCCACGCTGACTTACATGGAGTGGATGGAGCGAACGATCTACGGTGATATTCCTGAGCCTTACAAGTGGGACGATTTGCTTAATTTTAAGGAAACTGAAGATCCGACCCAACTGCTCGGCAAGCGGTGGATTTGCCGTGGCGGTTCAGCGTTGTGGGTGGGTAGCAGTGGCCTTGGCAAGAGCGTGCTGTGCTTACAGGCCGCAATTACATGGGCGGCTGGCCGTGATCTGTTTGGCATATCGCCACACGGCAAGCCGTTGAAGTCGCTTATCGTGCAAGCCGAGAACGATGAGGGCGATGTGGCAGAGGCGCTGCAGGGCATTCTAAAGGCTTTGGATTTGGCCGCAGAGGAGCTGGAGTTAGTTAAGCAGAACATCGTGATCGTGCGTGATTGCACGTCCACGGGGGAGCGGTTCGTCGATAGGATGAGGCGTTTAGCTGAAAAGCATAAGCCCGACTTAGCCTGGGTAGATCCGTTGCTCGCGTTTATCGGTGGCGACCTATCTAGCCAGGAGACGGCCGGTGGCTTTTTGCGTAATTTGCTTAACCCGCTCGCCTTATCTGGCGGATTTGCTTGGATGCTTATGCATCATACCCCGAAGCCAACACGAGACGGAAGCGGATACCAAGGTCACGATAAGGCTTACAGCGGATTTGGATCGAGCGAGCTGACGAATTGGGCCAGAGCCGTGTTAATGCTGTCGCCTTGTGGCCAGGATGAGCAAGGAACGTACACCTACAAGCTGGAAGTAACCAAGCGCGGAAAGCGGTCTGGCTTGCGTTCTGGCGTAACTGCAAGCGATTTAATTGCCAGCAAGACGCAGCCGCTGGTTCACCTCAAGCATGCCGACAAGGGGATGGCGTGGATTGAGGTTGTAGCGCCCGAAAAGTCAGTGGGCCGTAGGGCGTCCACGATCGATTGGGGCAAGTTACCCGAAGGGGCTAAATACAGCCAAGTGGTCGCATTTGTACAGCAGGCCACCGGGTTGCAAGAACGGCAAGCGAAGGCCCGTGTGAAGCAGGCCAAAGATGACGGTTTAATCGAAGAGGCCAGCGATGGCTTATTCAGCAAAAAGGTGACAAATGAGCCATTCTAGAGTTAGTGCAATAACTATTACTGCACTAGTGCAGTATTGCGGAGCATGTAGGTGCAGTAATAAAGGCCCTTTAGGGCCTATTATTGCACTAATGCATTACACCATTTCCATTACTGCACTAACGACTGCACTAACGAGGTTAATTTAATATGATGGATCAAGAGATGATTGAAAAGATGCCGGGGAAAAACACTCACCCAGCGATGATGATTGATAGCCTGCGGGACTTGGTAAATGAGGCTTATGCAACGATCACGGTAAGCACGTGCGGGATCACTAACACGGTCAATGTAATTGAGTACCTAATGGCCAAGGCGCCAGAGCATCCAGCGATGCAGAACATGACCGATACGCTGGATCACAGCATCCTAGCGATCGTTCTAAACCGCTCTACCGAATCTATGACCAGCCTTGCCAAGCGGTTCAAGATTACCAAGCAGGCCGTCAGTAAGAAGGCTTTAGACGTGTCAGACAGGCTTGGGATTAGGTTTAGAGCAGGCAAGAGCGAGTCAGCCAGAAAGTCTTACGAACAGCGGGCAAGGCGTCATCACGACAAGCGTCGACGTGAAACGCCTAAATTTAAAATCGGCGCACTAATGAAAGGGGTCAAATGCAAACACTCAAACAGATAGTCAAGGAACTCAATACAAGGCGGGAGGAAACGCTTACTGCCGTCGGCGAGGTGATCAGCCTAGCCGCAATGGCAGGCAGCGTTATAGCCAAAGCTAGAAGCAATGGTGATGATCTAGGCAAGTTGCTGGAATCTGCTGGACTAACCGACGAACAAGGCAAGAGGTTGGAACGTGTGGCCGCACATCAGCACAAGCTGGCGAGCGGTGAACCAGGTGTGGTCAGGCAGATCATGCTGTGGGCTGAGATGCTGCCCGATCCAATCACGACCAGCACACCGACTGAGCCTAAGTCATTCCTGTGGCCAGTGATAAAAGTTAGTCAGTGGCTAACGAACAAGGGCATGCGGTACGTGAAGCAAAACGAAGGACTGCGTAGCCAGTTCCTGACCGAAGCGGAGCCGATCGTGCGGGCCTATAAGGAGCTTGGCGGCCGTGCATAAGGAATCTTTTAGCTGGAAGCAAATCGGGGTGGCATCGACTGCCGTTGATTTCTTGAGTGTGGCCCCGTAGTAGTTGCGTCCTATGGCTAGACCAGTAAACCACGACGTTAAAAGGGCTATGGCGGCTACGGGCAAATCCCGTGCGACCGTCTACCTTCAGCGCAAGAAGGCGGAGGCGCAGCCGCTCGTGAAGGCGAAGGGTGGCGGGCTGGACGTGGAGATCCAGCGGCTTGAGGATCTGGCAGCGAGCTTGGGCGAATCTGCAAAGGACGACACAAGGGCCGACCGCTCTGAACTGATCAGCAACTACACAAAGCTAGTTGAGGCGCTACGCAGGATGAAGGGCGACCGGCCAGACATTGACCAAGCGGAGGGCACGATGGTGCCAGTCGATGAGGCCGACAAGATTCTGGCCGCAAGGGATAACGCACTGATCCCGCTACTCAAAGGAATGGCAAAGAGGTTGGCCCCGATCTGCGCTAATAGGCCAGCGGTTGAGGTTGAGGCCGAAGTGGAAAACGAAGTCGGGCAAATCATGCGCCAGGTAGAGGCGGCACTGTGACCAAAGCGCAGTCGGAGCTGCATAGAAGGGCGCGACTGCGTTGGCACTACGAAAAGCCGCCAGGGGTGATTGAGTGGGCGGAGCGAAACATCCAGCTAGACAGCAGGCTGACGGCTCGGCCGGGTTTATATAACACGACGTGGACGCCTTACGTGCGGGGCGTGCTGGAAGCATTGGCCGATCCTGGCGTGCACACCGTCACGCTTTGCTGGGGATCACAAACAGGCAAGACGCTGACGCTTGCGGTATGGCTTGCGTACAGAATTGCAAACGATCCCGCCCCCGCGTTGCTGGTTATGCCAAACGCGGATCTGGCTAGGTCGTACAGCGAGACGCGGCTGGCGCCACTGTTCCAGAAGTGCAAGCCAGTAAAGGCACTTTTCCCGGTAGATATGAACGATTTTAAGATCATGGAAATGCAGTTTGCGACCTGCACGCTCTCTCTTGTTGGTTCAAATAGCCCAGCCAATCTTAGTTCACGCCCGATCTGCATTGCCGTGCTGGATGAGCTGGACTCTTTTGCTCCGCCATCAGAAAAGGACGCGGCCGCTTACTCTCTGGCTTTGGAGCGCACTAAATCCTTCCCGCAACGTAAGCACGTTCTTACGAGCACCCCAACGCTATCCACCGGGGATATCTGGATTAACTACCAAGCAGGATCGCAAGAGACTTTTCACGTTCCTTGCCATGCGTGCGGAGAATTTCAAGCGATGGAGTTTGGGCAGATAAGGTGGGATGAAACGGCGCGATCAGAAGATGGCAAATGGGACATGCGCAAGGTAACGGAAACCGCCACTTACCACTGCACAAAGTGCGACGCAAAGTGGAGCGAGAGGAATCGCAGGCAATCGATCGAAAAGGGCAAGTGGGTTGCGGGCAATCCTAACGCTGAGATAGGGCGCAGATCTTTCCGCTTGCCCTCATGGTATTCGAGCACGCTCGGATTTGCTGACGCGGCTAAAAAGTTTTTAACCGAAAAGCACTATCTGCACGGGTTGCAAGGGTTCGTGAACGGGTGGAGTGCGATGCCGTGGGAGGATCAATTCGACGATGATGAGCTGAACAGCATCCCGCCAGGAGCGTTCGCAAAGAAGCAAGAGTGGGAGGCCGACCACATAAAACTGGCGGCGATCGATCGACAGATTGACGGCTACTGGTTCGTGGTGCGGGCGTTTGGCAGGGATGGATCGAGTCGACTGATTGAGGAAGGGCACAGACGAACGATCGAGGATATCGCTCAAAGCCTACAAGACTTAGGGGTGAAGCCTCGGCATACTTGTTGTGATAGCGGTTACGAATCAGCCGACACTTACCGAATATGCGCTCGCTACGGTTTTATTGCGATTAAGGGTGAGGATCGACCGCATTATTTAATTGAGAGCGGTGGTACTCGCATTAAAAGCGTACACAGTTCGGAGCAATTAACAGACGCAGGCTGCCATCTGCTTCTGCTCAGCTCGCCGGCGTGCCAAGATCTGCTCGCTTGGTTGCGACGAGGGCAGGGGCCGTTGTGGGAAGTGGCGCACGACGTAAGCCCGGATTATCGGGAGCACATGGCAAGCCACAGAAAAGCGCATCGGATTAACCGCAAAACGGGCAAGGACGTTTATGAGTGGATTCGAATTAAAAGCCGTCAGGATCACTTATACGATTGCGAGACATACCTGGCTGGACTTGCCGTATATGGGAAGGTGATCGCCGCAGAGGCAACTCTAACGCAGGTATGATTGACACGATTTTGGCGATGTGGAGCGAGGTCTGCTTTTTTCCCTTTGGATACAGTCGGCAAAAGATCCGATTGCGACACGCCTTGCGCTTGAAGCAATTGCCGCAAATCAATACAGCACCTTTAATAATGGAGGTCGCGTGATGGTTAGCGCATCTGTTGCGGGCAAGTCTTTCAGCTATCAAATGCAACCAGGCGTCAATCCGTCCAACATTGCCCAAGCGGCTTATGAGCTTTGGACAAAGGTTAAAGATTTCACCACCTCGGCCGAACTCGAAAACTTCCTTACAAAATCAAACGGGCAGATGAGCTACCCTAACTTTGGCGCTATGTCGCCCATCAATCCATGAGCTTGGGTTCTTGGTTTGGCCGCATCGTTCGGGCGGGTGCTGAGGACTACACAAAGCGGCAGCACATCTACGTAACTCCGCAGGACACTCGCACTGACGTATCCAACCAAAGCCGCAAGCAGGTACTGGGTCTGGCGCGATACTGGTTTTATAACAGCCCCGTCGTCCGTGGCGCGATTGATTGCATGGTTCGCAATTCGATTGGCCCTGGCATCAAAATGCAATCTCGCACAAGCGACGAGGGATGGAACAAGGCCACCGAGGAATGGCTAGAGAATTGGGGCCGCGCTTGCGATATCCGTGGCCTTTTGGATTGGAGCACGATCCAGCAAATCGCCACTCGCACCTGCCTGCGCGATAACGAGGTCTTTATTTTGCTAACTGATAACGGCGACGGCTGGCCAATGCTTCAGATGGTCGAGGCGCACCGTTGCGAAACACCCGACTACCTCATGGGAGAAAAGCGGGTGATCGATGGGGTGCGAGTGAATGCGCAAGGCCGCCCGCTCTCCTACTACATCAACACCGGCGATGCAGATAAGTATTCAGAGATTCAAGCCCCAGATCTGATCGTGCTGGCGGAACGCGATAGGGCTGACGAACTGCGTAGCCTTTCCAGATTAGTCACATGCTTAAACCTAATCCAAGACCGCGAAGAAATTTTAAGCAACACTATGGTGAGCGTGAAACGATCTAGCGCGATCGGTTTGGCCTTGGAAGGCGAGGGCAGTGCGGGATTCTTTGGCCCTGAATCAACCAATTCGGAAGGAATCACCACAGACCGAGTATTTGGTTCGGGTGCGATCTGGAATGTTCCAAACGGTCGCAAGATCCGCGAGATCAAAGATGATCGTCCCAGCCCGAACTTGACCGAGTTTATGGATCAGTTTTTGCGAGCAGTGGCCTCTGGCCTTGGCCTGCCTTACGAGTACCTATGGAAAGCGGATCTATCTGGCCCTTCGCAGAGATTCGTTCTGGCACAAGCCCAGCGCAGATTTGATGAAATTTCACAGACCGTAATCAATCAGCTCGTGTCCAGGGTTCGCCTTTGGGCATTAGCCAAAGCAATCAAACGTGGCGATCTGATTCCTCCGCGTGGGATGGATCAATGGTGGAAAGCTACCTACCACACGCCACGGCAAACCACCATTGACGCAGGGAGAGATTCTGCGGCCGACCGGGAGGATTTGAAGCTTGGCCTAACCTCCTACGCATCCATATACGCCTCCAGAGGAGAGTTTTGGCAGGATGCGATTGATCAGAAGATTGCCGAACAAGCCTACATCCGGGCGAAGTGCGAAGCCGCCGGCATTCCAGTTAGCGAGGTGCAATTTATTCCAAACCAACAGCCATCCCAACCAGCCGTGACTCCTCCTAGCGCAGCCCCAGCAGATGAAGTGCCAGCACAGGCTCCAGCTCCAGAGCTTTCCGCGCCTGCTGAAACGGTGACTTTGGCTGCGCCTGTCGAGATTGCGCCCAAGCCTGTAGCCAAGACCGAAGCCTTCACCATGAAGGACGAGCCAGATTTTAATTTCAGCGACAAGGAACTGACGATGGTCGCAAAAAGCCTTGGCCTTAAAGACAAAAAGCCTCGCAAAAAGAAAACGAGTTGACGCGGTTTGGCCGATATGGCCGAAAAGAAATTTAAAGGAATTAGCGTCATCACCGCAGGCCCAGCTTTAGGGCACGGCATGGTGATTGATGCGGATACTCTCACACAAGTAGTCGAGCGCGGTAACGAAGCTGGGCAGGTAAAGGTATTGAGCGACCACAGCTCCAGCATCTCAAACATCATTGGGTACCTTGAAAACTTTAGCCTTGATGGCGGTCGCGTTCGTGCGGATCTAACTCTCTTTCAAAGCCACGACGGCTTTTCCTACTTCAGCGAGTTAATCAGCACCCTGCCAGGACAGATCGGATTTTCCATTAGCTTTTCTGGTATCCCGCGCGAAGCCGCAGACGGCACGATGCTGGCCGACGTTCAAAACCTATTCAGCGTTGACCTAGTTTTGTCGCCTGCAGCGAACCCAACAGGAATTTTTCACGCACGGGTTGACAGCAATCAAAAAGCCATGGACAAAAACGTTCCGGCTCAAGAGGCCAAACTAGAAGCGTTGGCAGAAGCCGCGCCCGTTGCACCGGCGGCCCCGGTGGAAGAAGCGGTCAAAGCCGCTGAACCAACCCTCTCCGACATCAATAACAAGCTGGATGCCATCATGGCCATGCTGACGGCTGATGCGGTCAGCGATGTGGTTGAAGAACCTATGGCCGCCAAGGTTAAAGAAACCAATCTTTCCGAACCCGAAGTAAAAGCGGAAGAAGTCAAAGCTGAAGAACCAGCCGTTAAGGTTGAGGCCGAAGCCAAGATTGAAGAAGTGAAGCCAGAAGCACCCGTGGCTAACGAAGCCGCTGCTTTAAAGGCCGAACTTTCTGCAAAGGTGATTGAGCTTGAAGCCTCTCGCGGCATTAAGCCAATCGAAGTAGAAACTTCCAAACAACTTTCTCGCGTAGAATTGCTGGCGCAGTTCAACGCAGAAAAGAATCCCCGTCGTGCGGCGGAGATTTTTAAACAAATCAAGTTCGCACGATAACCCACCACAGGAGATACAAAAACCATGGCTAACACACTCGGCTCGGTCTCTAACGGCAAGGCCATTGCGCAACGCGCACTGACCACGCTTGTTGATTCCCTGCCTTTCCTAACCAAAGCGGTGACGGACTTCTCAGATGTCCCGGCCCGCATGAACGACACCATCACAACCCACCTCGTGACCGTAGGCACCGCCGGTGCTTATAGCACAACGGCTGGATACGTTGCCCAGGATCGCACTCAGACTGATGCCACCATCAGCTTGAGCAACCTGATCCATAGCACCTACGCCATCCGCGATGACGAGAAATACAGCTCCTCCATCGATCTAATCAACCGCTTTGCTTCCTCGGCAGCTTATGCCTTGGGCAAGAGCATGGTTGATAGCTTGCTCGGTCTTGTGACGACATCCTATGCCTCGACCCTCACGGTTGCGGCCGGTGCGTTAAGCTATCGTGGCGTAGTCAGCTTGGGCTTTACGCTCGATAACAACAAAGTTCCGTCGAACGACCGCTATGCGATCGTTTCCCCAGATAACAAAGCCAGCCTCCTGAACGACAGCAGCATCGTTGCTAACGCTCAGATCCAAGGTGATACGGTGAAAACCGGCTCCATTGGAATGGTCAACGGCATTGAGGTGTTCTCCTACACCGCGCTTCCCTCGGCAGTGTCCAAGGGTTTTGCGGCACAGAAAGAAGCCCTTATCGTTGCGGCTCGCGTGCCCGAAGCTCTCGACAACTATCCTGGCAGCCAGGACGTAGTGACCGATCCTTCCAGCGGCCTTTCTTTGGCCGTCAGGGAGTTCGTGAATCCTACCCTCGGAACCACTAACCGCAGCTACATCTTGCTGTTCGGCGTGGGACGCGGATCGACCAGCTCACTAGTTCGCTTGGTCTAAGTTACAGAATCATCCGGGTGGCTCGGACGCATCGGGGGGTGCGTCCGAGCTTTCCCACTTTAAAAAATGAAAACTCCCCTTGTCTCAATCGCCCTCATCTCCGGCTCAGGAGAGGGGGCGATTTTGCGTAGATTGATTGAGTCATCCCGTGGCCTATGGGATCAAGTCGTGGTCGTTCCGGCAGTAGGCGCAAATGATGCGCACAGTGTGCGTCAATGCGCTGAGGAGGCCGCTGGCGAGGCTTTAGTGTGCGAGGAGTACCACAATAGCCCTGAATTTAAGGATTGGCCTCATATCGATAATTTTGCAGCCGCTAGGAATAAAGCCTTCAGCCTAGCCACGGGCAAGTATGTGATCTGGGCAGATTGCGACGACATCTTCGAGCCGGGTCAGGCAGAGGCTCATCGGCAAGCCATTATGGATAGGGAAGCAGGCAAGACCGATTGGGACATCCTGGTAACTACATACGATGTGCAGAACTCAGGAATGCGAAACAATCGTAGGGAAAGAATCTTTCGCAGGATGGATGACGGCAAACTCCCAGCCCATTGGGAGCGACAGATCCACGAACGAGTAACCCCAGCAAAAGACACAAAGATTGCAGTAGCGGAGCACCTAAAAATCCTGCATGCCCCTAATGGGCCAAAGATATCTAGCGCAGAGCGGAACAAGCGGATCATCGCCAGCCGTATTAACGGCATCGGCATGGAGTGGTACTACCTAGCGCAAGAGCACTTTTTAAAGAACGAATATCAGCAAGCCATCGGCCCTTGCCTGTTAGCGTTAGAGCATTCGGATCTCGGCCCAGCCGAGCGTTACCAGCTCCACACCCAAGCCTCTATGATGCTTTCCGATCGGGTGAAGCGATTGGAGCATCTGGGCAAAGCCATTACGCTGTGCCCACTACGCCGTGAAGCGCACGGATTGCTGGCGGCGGATAGAATGGATCACGAAGATTTTGTCTCCGCTTATCACATTTTAAGAATGGTGGATTCCATGCCCCACACAACGGATTGGAATCAGGAAAACCGTTGGTATAAACATCTGCCCCGCCAGTTCATGGCGCAATGTTTGCGGGCAAATAAACAAAACCTAGAAGCCGAGGTTATGGTTAGGGAAGGCTTTAGAACAGCTTGGGGCAGAATCACGGTGCTACACGCTGGAGAGCCTGAAGAGTGCTTACGATCCCTTGCTCTCTATACAGATACGGCAGACGATCCTGCCGCAATTCAGCACATGCTGATAACGCAACGCGGAAACAAGCAGGCCGATCGCCATCGGATTGTTCACTCAGCCGATGAAGCCATAGGCGCGGCTGCTGGAGATATTCTGCTTACCGTGCAAGCCAAAGATGGGAAAATGCCTGGACTACGCTGGGATCTGGATCTGATTGAAAACGGCATCGTTCCACAAGGGGCGCAACGACTGCCAGATCCTATTGATCGCGCAGGTCGCGTCATTGTTGGATTAACTACAACGCCAAAACGTATTGGGACAATTCTGCCAACAATAAAAAGCCTGCTGAACCAATCGCGTCCAGCGGATCATATCATTCTATCCGTGCCCGAAAAACTGGCGCGAACAGGGGAACGCTTTGGGGATATTCCAAAAGAGATACAAGAGCTGGCCGATTCTGGTAAATTACAAATTCACCGCACGAAGGACTACGGGCCTGCGACCAAGTTTATTGGCCCGCTGGAAGTAGGCGGGGATCCTGACGACAAGATTTGTTGGCTGGACGACGACATTCTCTACAGCCCACGACTTTTGCAGACCCTCGCTGAAGAGCTACACAATAGACCAAAAACGGCGCTTGGAGTCTGCGGATTTTTTATGACGGGCAATAATGGCTACGCAGAAGCGATAGATCACGGCGGGTACGCTGAGATTTTGGAAGGTTTCGGTGGCGTTATGTGTAGGCGTTCGGACATGCCGATGGCCGATCTGTGGCCTGCCGTTGCAGCCAATGATTTTGCCAGGTTGAGTCCCGTAGATCGCGCTCGCTTTTTAGCTGATGACTACATGATCACCACAGAGCTGCGTAAAGCAGGCGTGGCTACATTGGTTTGCTACACTTCCGATCTAAATCGAAAAAACGGAATGAAGATTCGGCAGGAGGGATTAGGGCCGGATGCGCTTCAAAATAACAAAGGCACAGGCGGGAATCTTGCTGCCTACGCCTTGCTAAAGGAGGCCGCGTGAAAGCTGCTGTATTTACAAGCGTATCTAAGAACATCAGCGAGCTGGCTCGGCTAACGATCGTCAATAAGGCCGACTACTGCCTGCGCCACGGTTACAGTTTAATCGCAGACAACTTGCCGTACCAAGAGGCCGTTGTTTCTACAAATCGGCTGGCAAACTTTCTGGAAACAAATTATGACATCATCTGGACGCTGGACGCAGACACAGTCATTACCGACATGGATCGGCCTTTTCACGATCTGGCCTGCCTTGGGCCGCACGTCACTGTGTGCGAAGAGGGAATTATCGAGTGGAATAAAATTAATTGCGGAAGTCTAATTTGGAAAAACACATTTCGCACCCGTTGGCTGCTTAATGGAATCACTGCCAACCCAGAAATCTGGTCGCCATTGCCAGGTGGTTGGCAATTTTGGCTGGCCCTCTTAGCAAGAGAGATGGGCGACTTAGTAACAATTGCTCCACTACGATCATTTAACTCTTGCGAATGGACGCATCCTAACGGGCAGGAGGGCACGCCTGGATCGCACTGGCAGCCGGGGGACTTTCTCTATCACCCTTGCGGTGTTTTCCCGCCAGCAGAACGACTGCGACGGATAAGAGAAAAGCTAGCTTTGACATAAAGGAGTGATCGTGACCGAGCTGGAACAACTTATGACCAGCGGCCTTTCCGATGCGATTGCCGCCGCACCCGTTACCGCATCTATTGGCGGAACAGTCGTCACAGGTTTTTATTCGCCTAACGAGCAGACAAGCCAACTCGGCTACGGTGGTATGGTCGATCCGCAAGGCAGTGAATTTGTCTATGTGAGCGCAGGCGTGACTGCTCCCAGCCTAATGACCGTCATCACGGTTGCAGGAGTTCGCAAGAGGGTAGCGGGGATCAATAGCGACAGCGGAACGACAAGTCTTACGCTCATCACCCCGGAGGATGTGCGATGAGCCTGCGCCTTTCGTTTGAAGATAAATTGGCGTCATATCTTACTACCGTTAGCCCATCTAAGCCTACCGGCCTAAACATTCAGGCTGGGCACAAGATCAGCGAGCTAGATCTACCCGCTTTAGTAATCCACGCAGAGAGTGCGGAATCGATCGAGGACGGTCTGCAAGGCAACACGCGCAAAATTACTGTTCAAGCTACTGTCATGACTCCCGTGGATGACGCTCAAACTGTAGTAAGCCATACGGCCAGTTTCTTGTGGGCGGAGGCTAGGTTAAAAGATCGCGCATCAATAATCTCTGGAGTCACGGCTGGGGTCAGCGTGTTGGGCAGCTACATTCAAGCGGAACGGACTGAAACAAACGAGCGGGCAATGGCAGACAGCATTACCGCAGTATTCTTTGTCGATCCTGCGTAGGATTGGTTGACAGCAACTAAAACAGCGTATGGCATATACCTACGGAACTCCGGCCAGCACTACTCTAAGCGAAACAGTCTCTACGACCTTTGAGCGTGTTTTCATTCAAGGCGCAGACGGGAACGTCAAAAAAGGCTTTAAGAAATTCGCAGCGGGTGAAAAGAAGGTCGAAACTTACAGCACGACTCTCCCCACACTTGCCTCTGGTACTATGGCTAACGGCGCTGTGGTGGCTTACGAATATCGCGAATCAAACACAGATCAACCCAGAGTGACAGAGACGCAAGCGTCTTGGTCAACAATCCCCTAAGGAAATAATATGGCCATTGGAACAACAGTATCGGTTACTGGATTAGTCGTGACGAATGCCACTCTTTCCGGATCTGTCGATCAAGTCATCACCGAAAGCGGCACTGAGAACACCGTTCCTCCGGTAAAGGAAGCATACAACGGCCGCGTCGAAGCGAGCATCGAGGGGATTGATGATGGTTATACTGCCGCCGGTACTTTCAGTGCAAAGAGCCTGACCTTTCAAACTACTGCTGTAGAGCGCAAGCGTACCACTGGTGACGTTGTTAAAATTTCTTTGCGCGGTGTCTATTATCCGGATCTAGCCTGATTCTGGGCACAGGGCGGCTCTATGGCCCTGGATAAACTATTTTCCGAATCAATCGTAAATCGGGACGACCACGTCGTCCTAGGCTGCAAGTTGCGGCCGCTCTCGCTTTGGCACGCTACACTTTTAGAGCTAATCAATAGCCCGCTGTGGCATGGCAATAGAGGCGTCACGATGACCGACTTGCGATTGGCCACAGCAATCTGCTCTGGATCTTGGCCTGAGTATCGCATCCCCAGCGGGCTTTCGCTCGTGTGGTGGAGCCTAAAAACAAGAAAAGCCAATTTAGCATTAGAGGCGGCCAAGTTTTCTGCATATATACGAGATTTTTATGCCCCTCCGATGTTATGGGAAAAAGAGCTAGAGAAAGCAAAGGGGCCGCAGTTGTGCTCACTCCCGCAACCTTTAGACATGGCTGCCTGGCTTATTCGGAATGGATTAAGCGAGGACAGAAGCTGGAGCATGCCGATCGGAATGGCGCATTGGTACTACGTTGCGTTTGCAAGGCATCGCGGTGCGGAAATTGATCTTGTAAGCCCTGGCGAACAAGAGGCGATCGAACAAGTAAAACAGAAAAGGCTTAAATAAATGTCAGCAGGCGTTAAGTTTGAAATCGACGACCGCAAATTTAAAGCGGCCTTACTTCGCTACTACGCATCTCAACGCAAAACGTGGCCGCAAATCATTAGGCAACAGGCGAGGTTAGTGGCCGTAAATCTATCCTATCAAACGCAGCCGTTTGGCGATTCTCAGGGTCGAATGCTTGGGGAAAACGCGGTTAAGCGCGATTTAAATTATATATTCAAACCACTGAATGAGCGCAGTCTTGCTTTTTTTAAAGAGGTGTTGGGCGGCCGCCAGGTAAGGCTAAATCTCCGCAGGAAGGATGGGACAATCTGGATCACGGACATGGATGAATTTATGACTCGTGGCGGGATGAAGCCATTTCATCAAAGCATGCGATCGCAATCGCGAGGCAACGTAAAAAATGCCAGCAGCAAAAGACAGTCGATGGATATCGGAAGGCATCAAGGCCGCCCGCGCGGGATAGTCTCGCAATCGGATTACCAGGCTTACATTAATAAAACCCTTAAAAAGGTTGGCACAGCAAAGGCGGGCTGGGCTGCCTGTGCAAAACTATTAGGAGGCACAAGAGGCATTTCGCAATGGGTTACCCGTCACGCTGGCAAAAGATCCTCCGGATCTGTCTTAGACAACACTAGCCAAGAAAACCCGTATGTGATTATTGCGAATCACGTTCCGTGGATAGATAAGTGCTTGAACAGCGGGCAAATACAACGTGCCCTTGACATTCAAAAGGAAAAGATGATTCGTGCGACTGATATAGCATTACAGAAACAAGCCGTAGCAATGGGATTCTGATTTATGGCAGAGTTAAAAGCTAAAATCGGTCTTGAGACGTCGGCCTTTCAAACTGGACTAGCCAGACTACAGGGAAGCGTAGCTGGGTTTGCTAAAGGATTGGGCGGCGCACTCTTAGGAGCATTTGCCCTAGATAAACTTATATCGAGTTTTTCTTCAGCCATTGAAAAAGGCGATCAGTTGCAGGACGTTGCGGAGAAGTTTGGTCTTTCTGCTAGCAAACTGCAAATGCTTGGGAATGCAGCTTCAGTTTATGGCAGCAGTCTTGAGAATATATCTGCCGGTCTTAATAAACTCGCCCTAGCTCAACAAAAGGCAACCTCTGGAGATACCGGTCTGCAAGACACATTTCGCGAGGCAGGCGTCACGTTGCAGGATCTTAAAACCATGGGGCCGGAAGATGTATTCCTAAAAATAGCCGACAGCTTTGCCAGTGGAGCCAATAACGGACGGCAGATGATTATCGTCAATGAGCTGTTAGGAAAGGCTCAAACTGATTTAATTAAAGTAATGAACCAAGGATCTGCCGCAATTATTGAACAGGGCAACTCCATGGGGGTGTGGAGTGATTCAACTATCGCAAATCTATCGGCTGCATCTGACGCAATTAAAACGCTGGAAAACCTTTGGACAATCGCATTCGGATCAGTCGCATCTTCAATCATTAGGGCCACCAGCCTGCTGGCAAATTTCCTAGGGATGAACACGATAACCGCACTTCTTACTCCAACTCCAGCTATGGACACAAAAGCCGCAGGCGTAGAAAGGGAAAGTGTTACAGATAAAACTCAAGACAAGATCAACGAAAACCTGCGAAAGCAATTAGACATCGAAAACAAGATTGCCGAAAAGGGAATGACGCAAGAGCAGATCGCAAAGCGATTGCTGACCACCTATTCAGCTCTTTCCGCAGAAAAGAAGTTGGTTGAATCTTTTAAGACGGAAGGCGGTGACCTGCAGGCCAGCCAGCTTGGAGTGGAGATGGCACAAATTAAAGAGCGACTGTCTGGAATGACTGATAAGTCTGGATCTATGCAGGTTTTAGCTGACTCACTTCAGCAGGTTGGAGGTGGAGGAGGTTTTGCTCAGGTTGGCGGGAATCAGGCCAACGATTATCTGCGGGCCATTAAAGACAGTTCGGCAACTTCAGCTAGGGCGCTGCAAAACCTTGCCGGGAATAACATAGGATCAGTAACACCTGTAGGAGCACAATAATGCCATATTACGAACAGCCAGGCCGCACGATTTCTGTCGATAAAGACGGCAAACAGACGACCACAATAACCTTTGTCGGCACAGAGGAAGCCCCCAGTCCTGGCTCAGGCATTTCCGGCACTATAAAATCAAAGTCAGTAACAAAGTCGGAAGCTGGCCAGATTCGCACGCAATTTCAAATCGAAGCAGATAGTGCGGGCGGTGGATTTACAGGCCAAGGCGCCGCTTTAAATGTCGGGGCAGCCTACGAATACGTTTCATCCGTACGCACCGTGCCAATCGAACTGCACCCCAACTTTGGCGGATCGCAAATCTCAAGCGGCGGCTTTATTAAGCCAGAGGATATAAAGCTGATTAAGGATACGGTGCAGACTCCTGGTAAAACATTTGACGATATTTCCGATTCGCTTGTGTCTGGAGATCTGGGCAAGTGCAGAAGTTTATACGGCTACTTAGCAAAAGGCGTAGAATCGTATTACGTCCCGTCCATGGTAGTGCGTAAAACATACCAAGCATCCTCCCCGCCATCGGGCGTTAAAGTTGGAAAAATATCTTCACCGGGCGGAGCTGTGCCCGGAACGCCATCGGGCGCAACTTTTCTTCTGATTAATGTTTCCGCACGAGGAACGACAGGAGCTTACACGGTGACAGAAGAATACGAGATGAGCGGGGAAGGTGGCTGGGACACGTTCCTCTACGGATCTTAATCTTTTGACACCTGAATAATCTAAAATCCCTATGCCTCACTACTACGTAGATTTAGACAACAATAAGCTGATCACAGGATCATCCAGCACGCAGATCGCGGCTACGCCTAGTCTTTACCAAGGCGACAAGCCAACACTTGAGCTTGAATTGATAACAAGAAGTACGGGCGTGATGGCTCAATACACATCAGCGGCCAGCGCGGTGAACGTGCGGATCGGAGCGCTCGGATCGTCCAGCGTTGCTTCCGCACTTACCCTTTCCGTTGTTACGCTTTCCGCTAATGGGACAGCAACGGCTGGGATCACTAGCCCGGTTACTGCTACTGGCCTTGCGTCCATGCTTGGATCTCTTACTGCTACGGCTACGGTGGGGTTAAATAGCCCTACCACTGGATCTATCATCGCAAACTTTAGTCAGGTGCAGCTTCCATCGGTTATTCCCGTCATAAAAGAAAACAGCCTAGTGGCCTTAGAAGTGCCGACATGCGGTAACTATTTTAGCACCGTCCCGTGTGTTTTTGTTTCTGATCCAGACATTTTCCAAGTAACTCAATTTCAAGAAAATCAACAAAGACAAACCTTTACAGATGTTTTTTCAACGGCCGACAGTAACTCTTGGCCGTCCTTGTATTCATATTCAACCGTTTATAGTCAAGGTACCAACCCAATTTATCTTATGGGCTTTGGCGTTGGAATTAACACAACTACCGCTTACTCGGGTTTTACTACAAATAATATTGATATTCTCCGTGGAAATTTAAAGGCGTATGTCACTAATGGTGCAGGCGAATATCAATATAGTTATCAGCTTGTAAAATCTTCGGAAAGTTTTAAAGCCACAATTAATCCGACAGTGACAAATGGGAAACTAGATTTATCAGTATCCAATGTCGGCAAGAATTACGGATCAAGGCCGGATGTTTTTGTAATTCCAGATCCTAGTGATTATACTCTTGGCTCTGCAAAATCAGTTACTTCGGCAGTCATGTCTGGTCGTACCGTCACTATGACCATTCCAGCTCACGGTCTAGCTGCTGGATCTCTTATCTCTGTTGATTCCGTAAATTATGTGGGTGCCGCCACACAACCTTGGTTTGGGGTCGATGGCGTTTGGCCTATTGTAAGCGTTGCGACTAACACCATAACCTATCGCATCGGGAAATATGCGTGTTTACCAACCGTGACCCTGTCCTTAACGACAACTAGCGCAAATGTTTACCCTGTTACGCTTGCTCGCAACTTTTCCTCTGCCTCTGTCTCTTGCGCAGGATCTGGTTACGCATCCGGCAGCGCCATCCCGTTTGCCATAAATTCCGATTCTTGTGGCGGATTAGCAGCGTCAGGCACTGTTTCCGTATCTAACGCAGGACAACTTGCTGGCATCACGGTGACGTGCGCAGGCAGTGGATTTACCACAACCTCAACCGTAGTCAGTTTTACAAGCTACAAATCCGTATCTGGATTCACGGTTGCTTGCGCTGGATCTGGCTACTGGACAGACCTTCCATCCATTACAATAGATTCTATCAATTTTGTTTCGACAGCACCAGGAGCCACACCTGCGGTTATCACGGCCGGACTTAATGGTGATGGCACGATCTCGCTATCGCTGGTATCGGCTGGATATGGCTATATCAGCACGCCTTCCGTCACTATTAGCGCACCCAACAGTGGGAATGGGATTAGAACTGTGGCTGTTGTAACTTCTGGCGTTGGCTACTCTGACGGCACGTTTGCTTGTACCGTATCCGCAGCTCCGACAGGCGGAGCTACCGCTATCGTCAATTTTGTAAAATCTGGGACTAGTCAATCGTTTACTATTGTTAATCCTGGGCGCGGCTATACCAGCGTTCCTGCGGTTGTCGTAACCAAACCAGACCTCGGCGGGCAAGTTTCCGCATTTACTGTCACATGTAAGGGCGCTGGATATCTAGCTGCTCCTGCTATCACTTTGACAGGCGGAGGCGGATCTGGCGCCGTAGCCGTGGCCAGCATTGATAATGGCTCTATCACCACGATTTCTATCACCACAGGCGGCACTGGCTACACATCTGCTCCCGCCGTTTCGATTGATTCTGCGCCATCCTCCGTTTACTACAAAAAGCAGATCGATCTATCTACTGCATCCGTCACTTCCATTTTAAGCGGAAACACATCGGCATCAGCATACCTTCAGATCGAGGAAAAGAACGGCTCGGATACGACAGTATTGGCTCAAGTTCCGATTACAATCCAAGCACGGATTAGTTAGGCCGCCATGGCCAACGACAAACCCGACAGCTTTAATTGCGGGCCATTTGAGACGGCCCGGAATCCGAACGTCACACAATTCGTAGAAAAGCTAAACCGCCTGCGGGAGGCCGTGGATCAGTGCCGCATTCAGCCTGGCGTTGGATATACCCTTACGCGATCGAGCGGGGGAACATCATTAACAATTAAAACTGGCTCAGGGGGATCTGGCGCAGAGGATCTTCACCCATTTAAAATAAAAATAAGGCAAAAAGATAAAAAATATCAGTTTTTCATTGGGTCAGGTTATGTTGGCAGTAATTCGGTAATCGCAAAGAATCAGGAATCGTGGGTGGACTTTGATCCCCCATCAAAAATCTACCTTGAAGCAAAAATTGTTAATCTCAAGATTACCGAGCTTGAGTTTAAAACAAAAAACCACAGCCAAGCCTTAGAGCCTGTAGAAATTGACGAGAATCAGATAGCGTCAAGGATTACAATCGGATTTTACTACGACCCAGATGACGGGAAAAACTATCAACTAGTTCAAAATGTGAGAACAAATATATTGGTTAAGCTGATGTGCTCGGACGGCTATCCAGCCATTATAATGACTCAGGAAACGTGACCTATGCTCTACGAGGCCGACTGTCATACCCTAAAAACAGATCAAAAAACAGACATAAAAATAGATGACTATTTTCTGTGGAAAGAGCGATCCTTACTTGATTTCACAGTCAGTTTTTCGGGTCAAATTATCGCAACCGTTGGCTACGGAATGGATGACGTGGAGACCATAACGCAGTCTACAACTTATAATTTCATATCCGCTGATGTAATAAATGACGACCGTGAAAACAAATTCCCCACCGTAAAAACAGATGGCACATATAAAATTGAAAAACTGGATTCTTTTAATCCACCAGGGCTGTACGGTAAAATTCAGGACTTAGACCTAATAAAAATTAGGCATAACCCATGCTTTGATTGCAAATTTACAGCATGGTTTATTTTACGCAGAACAAAAACAAACCATAAGGTTGTTGTCAGAACTGCTGGAGATCCAGAAACTCCAGAAAAACCTGACGATTCTTATGACAGGTGGGATATCGTTCGCGGGCCTGACCTATTTTACTACGACGACGGCGGTGAGGGGATTTATGGTTATTTAGTAAACTATGGCCAACGGACTACCCGTAATTCCTCTATTCAAATTGGCCCTGGATACATAGATCCCAAAACAAGGAACGTGGGCGGGGTTATTGGCTTTAGCGGGTGGGCGACCCAATCGCAGAATGAGGCCAACGCTAAAATAAAGATTGGAAGTTCACAATTTAATGGCCTTATCGCAGATCTTGAGGATGGGATTGAGGCCAATATCGAGTGGCCTATTAAGACAAAGCGCGAACTTTGACATTAGCCCACCCGAGATCCACATGGCCGCCTCATACAATATCACGATTGAGCAGGGAACAGATTGGACTCGCGATCTATTCCTTACCACCGCCACCCAAGGCTACATAAACCTTACCGGCCGTACGTTCACCGCCCAGATCCGCCAGATGCCAGGGGGCACTGTAGTGACGCAGATTGCGACAAGCGTGGTATCAGAGGCCGGTGGCCAGCTCCGCCTTTCCGTCACATCAGCGGCCAGCCTGCTTGTGCCTACCGCCGGGGCAAAGTACGACCTAATCCAAGTCACTAGCGCAGGGATTGCGACCAGGCTGCTGGAAGGCGTGGTGACACTATCCCCAAGAATTACAATCCCATGAGCGATATTTACCTACAGATTACCGAAACGCCCGCCGTCGTAACATTAAGCGCACCCGTTATCTCAGGGGCACTTTCATCCACCGTCACCGTAGCCAATGTGGTGAGCGTAAACGTGGTGACGATGCCTGCAATTACAGTTCAAGCTGCATCAGTCACTACTGTCATCGGAACTGTCACGGTAGGAAACAGCGTCACCATCGGTTCTCTTCCCGCCATCTCTGGCACGGTGACGGCTGGCGGTCGTTGGTATAATGGCGCAGTTTGGGAGCCAACCCCATTTCTTGTTACAGAAGATGGTGCACTTGAGACAGTTTCAGTCTTGGTACAGCCTATCCCCGCTGGCACAAACCGCATCGGAGTGGTGACGATTGGCGGTGGAACGGTAACAATCGGTGCTGGTACTTCGCAAATTGGAAGCGTAACGGTTGGAAATACAGTTACAATCTCTGGAACAGTCACGGCTAGCCCAACTGGAACACAGACGATTGCTGGTACGGTGACGGCGAATGGCCTATCCATAGGCTCAACGGTTGCAAATGTATTTCCAATCGGAGTAGATACCCTAACTTCTGGAGTTCGTTCGGTAACTGATCTGATAGGTTATAGACTGCCAATTTCATTGGGAGACTCACAAGCAGTTGTAAGTGCATCGTTATCTGACCCTCTCCCCGCTGGCACAAACCGCATCGGAGTCGTGACGATTGGCGGTGGAACGGTTACAATCGGAGCGGGTAGTAGCCAAATCGGAAGCGTCACGGCAAGCATCAGCGGAACTGTTCCCATCTCAATATCCTCCGTCACGATTGGCAATTCAGTCACCATCGGATCGCTACCTGCCTTAATTGCTGGTACTGCTCAAATTGGTTCAGTCACAGCCTCAATTTCTAACACTGTAGTCACAATTTATTCAGCCCAAGGAACAACTGTAACTAATAGTAATTTTACCAGTACCACAGCTTCTACCACGCTTGTCTCGGCAGTAGCGGGCAGAGATGTGCTAACAGTATTTAATGAGGGTGCTGGCAATCTTTTCATCTCACCGGGTGCTACTGCAACCACCATCAGTTATCAGGTGCGTCTATCAGCAGGAGATTATTGGGAATGTCCAGAGGGACAGCGTTCGCTTATCCATACAGCAGTATTCGCTACGGCTGGCACGGCTAGGGTGACGGAAGTTAGCTAGGAGCAGGCGATGCCTCTCACAAAAAATCCAAGCAACATAGATAATTTTCTTTTCGCTTCTGGGCGAATGAAGATGTATCGGGTCGGATTGGCTGGACTTTACACGAAAACAACTGGTGCTGGTGGTACTGCGTCGGTTGGAAATACTGGTGGTTTTAACATAAATCTTAATGCTGGTAGTGCCGCAAATGGGACATCAAAAATTGGATATTTTGACCCAACCGCCGCATTTATGACGGCAAGTGCCAACAAGATTGATTATTCTAAAAGAATTAGATTCTCAATCGGCGGGATGATGTATATGGCAAGCACAAACTCTGTCATCCGAATGGTGTTCGGCGGCACTGGAAACGCTACTGACGCACCATTGGCAGGGGTTGATGGACTGACAATAAAAGGATTTGGCGTAGAATTTGCTCTGCAATCCAGCGTTATCCAAGCTAGGCTAATTGGTTATAATGCGTCATATCTAACTCCAACTTCTTACACAACGCTAACAAACGGATTCGGTGTTACTTCGGCTGATAATCGTTTTTTTGGCGTTGTCATTGAATCTGACGGAGCAGGGAACATTTATTTATATGGTGCTGACTCACAAACTAACCCAGCAATAAACATAGGCCAGACTCCCTTGCTGACTTTAACTGGCGGCCCAACGAACGACACAAGCACAAACAGATTCGGGCCAGAGATTCATTGTTCAAACTCTTCTTCTACTCCAAGCTCTACACCTTCCGCTATTCTGCAATCAACACACTGGCTATTGGATGTTCAGTAATGCCCCTTATTTTTGTCGGGCTACTATTCCTCTGCTCCTGCTCGCCAAGACCAGTAGATCATAATAATATGCTCCCCCGATATTCTGATATGGGTGCGGCCGAAGATGCGAGCAAGGTAAAATGAATGACTGTGCCCGACGATCGCAACACGCCCGGCTGGCGTGAATTTACTGCCAGCCTGCGCTTTCTGGAGGCGGAAGGATTTATTGTTCGCTGGACTGACGCCCAGGGTAACGAGTGGGTGCGGATCGCGGACGGAGCTGAGAACGCCACCCTATGAGCACCGACCAAGTCGCTGAACTTGCGGAACGATTGAGCCTAGTCCGTGAGAGCATTGCAAGAATTGAAACCCGCCAGACGGTAATTTTAGATTTACTAGAACGCTCGCAAGCCAGCCTGGGCGAGTATCACGGCCGTCTAACTAACATGGAGCGCGACGCCCACACGATTAAAACGAAGCTGTGGCTAGTGGCTCTTGTGTCCGGGGCAGTAATAAGCACAGCGTGGGAGTTGATTAAGCGTCGGTTCAGCCTTTGACACCCCGCCAAGGGCATGGAACAACTCATCCCCCAACTACTTAAAATTGATTGGCTTGGCGCCCTTGGCGCACTTACCGCCCTTTTGGCAGCCGTTGCAGCCGTGGCGGCGTTTATCCCTGGCGACGAGCCTGAGCGCACCCTCGGTCGCATAGTGGATTTTCTGAGTAAATTCTCGCGAAAATAGTCGTAAATGATCGCCGGCATACTGACGGCGTTGGGCGGGTTAATCGGGATTGTGCTCTGGTTTTTGAAACGTAAATCACCGCTTCAACGCAACTTCGAGGCGATCGAGCTAGAACGCCGCAAAAGACTGAGAGATATAGATGCCTGGTGGACGAAACGCCCTCCTACTAGTTCTTAGCCTTGCGCTGTGCTCCTGTGCGACAACCTCGCAAACGCAGGACGGCCCGCCGCCTAGCCCGGACACGATCAGCTACTTCATCTACGAGTGGGACAAGGCCGAACGAACAAACAAACCCTGCCCACAGGCTTACAGAGATCTGTTTGCGAAATCGCTCAAAGCGTTATCTGATTGCCTGGCAGAAGTTGAAAGAGAGCGAGCGAGGAATCAGTGACCAGCCTAGCGGAAGCTAGTTCGCGTACCTTGCGGGCGATTGATTCGTTAGACGCCAGCTTCCAAAAGCAGGTGAGGGGATGGGTGAACGAGATGGTGCAGAGCAGGATCGAGCCGCTGATCTATTGCGGCCGTCGCACCATGGAGGAGCAGGCCGCGCTTTATGCGAAAGGAAGGACGGACGGCGGCAGCAAGATCGTGACTAAGGCCAAGCCAGGCGAAAGCTATCACAACTACGGCCTCGCTTTTGATTGGGTGCCGTTAAAGCAGTCGGGCAAAAACGCGGATCTGTGGTTTGCGGATTGGGACAACGAGACAGCTTTTCGCCTAGGCGAGCACGTGGGAATTTCATTCCGCTTGGCTGGCATTAGCTGGGAAACAGGCCACTTGCAAAGCAGTGACTACAAGAGCTGGCGTGACATTCCACGCAACTCCGTGGAACAAGTAATGGTCAAGGACATCCCCAAAAAGACAAAGGCGAAAAGCCTAGTCAGTAACCGGCCGTGGAGTTCACGATGACACCCGAACACGAGAAGCATTTGGCTGGTATTGTGCGTGATTTAAGCAGGGATTTAGAAGCTAAGTATCGCAAAGGACAAGAGGAGCACGGTGGGGCTTTGTGGCGTAGGCCCGTGTGGAAGGATGCGTGGGAGGAGGTGCTCGATCTATGCACCTACGTCCACACCCTAAAGATGCAGCTCTCCGTCATAGCCGAGATCGCACTGATCGGGGCAAGCGACGAGAGCGTGGTGGCAGCTCAATCGCGGGAAAGTTGCCGTCAGATTCTAGCCGTGCTGGAAGGGTTCCCGTCAGCGGCCGATAAAAAATGAAAGCCATCCGCAAGTGGAAGCGTTGGCTGGCGGTTAGCTGTAGCCACGGACACCTGGCGAACGCGGCCGCTTGCAAGGCTGCTTTAGAGATGAAGCGGAGGTGGCAGCCAGATATGACGCTGCACTTAGGGGATTTCGTGGATCTGTCCGGGCTGATGGGTAGCGCAAGGAAAGATCCGGATTCGCCTGAACGCACCGCATCAATCCGCGAGGATTTCGACGCTGGCCTTAATTTCGTCCGAGAACTGGGCGCAAACTGGATTTATGAGGGGAATCACGAGCATAGACTTACAGCTTTACAATACTCGCCTAGCGCAATCGTCGCTCACTGTTGCACCTCGGCCAAGTCGGAGATTTACAATATGTGCAAGGATCTAAAGGCGCAGTATGTGCCTTACGACATTGAGAAAGGCTGGCGTGATCTGGGCGGGACGGCATTCGGCCACGGGTTTATGTTCTCAGAATCAGCCGTGCGCGACCACGTAGAGATGGTCAGAAAGCCTATCGTGATGGGCCACCTGCACCGGGTGGATAGAATCGCAGGCCGCAGCATTGGCGCACCCGTTGGCTGGTCGATTGGTTGCCTAGCAGACATTCCAAGCATGCACTACGCCCGGCGCCAGCGATCCGTTACCAGGTGGCAGCATGGAATAGCCTGGGGCGAGTACGTAGAAGGCGGGCAGGGATGCACGGTGAACGTGCTTTCACCCATAGGAGGCGTATGGCGATACCCAGTGTAAAGTCAGATTGGGCATCTGTCCTAACGGAATATGTCGCTGGGTATCGTCAGGAGGTAGTGCCACCCGGCTGGCTAACCAAAAAACAGATCGCCGAGCTTTGGGGTAAGTCGGCAAATTACGCCAACAAACTTTTAGCCTGCTTGGTTAAAGACGGCAGGGCTGAGAGAAAAAGCTATGTGATCCGATTGCCTCACGTTGATGCAAAGGGGAAGAAGTTTTTAGGCCACTGTAGGAAGGTTCCGCACTACAGGCTCACGCCTTTAAATAAGGCTACTACTCCAACTCAGCGTCGGCGTACTGAGCCTTAAACTGACGCAAATTGTTTTCGGTTACTTCTTTTTTGTCGAAAAAATAGTAAAGGCGTCTGCCTTGAAAATCGTCTCGAATTGGCCCAGGCGCCACAATGCACTTTGCGGATTCACCCACAGCAATGTTTGAGGCATCTGGATGGTCGGCTAATAATATGGTTGATCCTTCTTCGCCACTATCGGTTTTCTTAATGTAAGTAATTTCTAGGATAACTACATCATCCTGTTTGTGCCTTGCCACTACCATGCCAGGCGTTACCCATACCATTTTTGCCGTCATACCCGCTGGGCTTTCCCTCTGTTGCTTCATTCTCTGAGCCTGAGCATCCGTTGGAAGTCTTACAAAATATCCTCCACCACCCACTTTTTGTTGTGAACTACTGCTTACTTGGGACAGAGCTAAAGATGATAAGCCAAAGAATGCACAAATAAATGAGGATGTTTTCATCTGCTTATTTTTTATTGGTCTTGGTAAAAATAGCAAGTTCACCCTTAATCCTGCCATCCGCGATCGCGCATTCCCGCAGAATTAACTGCGTAATATATGCCGAAAGGGATAAGCCCCCTTTATTAGCCAAATCAAAGGCTTTTTTCTTAATGTCTGCTGGCAGATAAATGTTCGTTCTCTGCTTATTCATTGACGCATAATATGCGCTAGTTGTGCGCAATGCAAGATTAAAGAAAAAAATAACAGAAATCTATTGACGCATTACAATGTGCGCACAATGTGCGCCTATGGCACGAGCGATAGAAAATGAGCAAACCAATCTCTATCTGCCGATCGATGTTAAGAAGGCTGGATTTAAACTTGCAGACGATCGCCGTCTTTCCTTTTCGCAGTTAGTTACGCAACTCATCGAGGCGCAGCTCGAAGAAAAGGATAAGCAATAGTATCTCTATGAGCTTGGGGCGTCTCAACGATGTTGCCATGAAACTCCGCCAGGAGAACCAAGCTCTTTCCCTTCGCCAACTAGGCGCTGCTTACGGGTTCGGCTACGTGCGGATTAAGCAAATGCAGGCACTGCCTGGATTCCCGCTGATTGCCGGGAAGGTAATTCCGAGTGACTTTGATCGGTGGAGGCTGATGCAGACTGGCCTAAATTCACAGCATCGCGGAGATCGTCTACGCAGTGCCGCTGGTAAAGCTCGTGAACTAACGTCGAGGAGTGATTCACGAGTCTCATGGCTACAGATTGCGAACACCCTGAAAGCCTCAATCGAGTCACGCGAGTTACCCGCAAGGAATGAAAACAGTGACGTTTAAGACCGCATATATTCAGCAGTCGACGCCAGCAAAGCGATGCTTGCGTGCGGGGAACGATGCAAGTCACCTCGCGTCCCTCGGCCTTCATTCTGGCCAGCATGGGTTCTATAGCGGCCGGGATGGGAATGCTAAACGATTTGCCCGTGCCACCCTTGGGGCAGGGGAAAGTAAGGATGCGGTTCTTCAAATCGACGCATTCCAAGGGAATCTGCGTTTCACGCAATCTGCACCCCGTAGCCAGGGCAATCTCAAAGCTGACTCGCATCCATTCGGGCACACCTTCCACAGCCAGGGCTTTCCGGGTGATTTTAATTTCATTGTCCGAAAACACGGGTTTAACTCGTCCGATCGGCCCCCTTTTAATTCTGTAATCCAAAAGAGCAACGGAATCCATTTTGCCAAGCAGTCGGCCTTGGCGGTGAATCCATTTAAGAATCTTCAGATCTTGGCACGCTTGGTTCCTACCCGCCTTACCGCCGGACGTGCGGGGAAGGCCTTGGCGCCATCGCAAATAAATTTCACAATCGAATGCAGAAAACGCTTGCAGGGTTATTTTTTTCTCACTAATAAAACGAGCAAGATGACGCCAGCAGTTTCTGTAATAAACTTTTGTCAGAGGGGAAACGGGATGATTTTCAATCAAATCATCAACCCATTCGTGGCCACAATCTTTTCGCTTTTCGTTAACGCCAAGTCGAGCGGCCTCGGCCGTTGCCTTTGCGCGATGAAGCGTATTGTCGATTCTGTAGCGGGTGCTTTTAGTACGCCACTTGCCGGACGGATCTTTAAAACGAATATAGAACCACGGATTGCCTTTCTTAATGTAGGAATAGGCCATAGTTACAAGGGTAACATTTGCTCAGTTTAAAGCAATAACACACAGCAACCATGCAAAGCATAATCAATCAAATCAAAGAAGGAGATAGAACCGTGGGTTCAAATCCCACCCCGTCCGATGCTTATCGTTACAATGACTTAAGCCGAGACAGTAACACGGCAGTAATAACTGAGCCTAAAAAGGCTCACTACCAACAACTAAATTTAAATTCGCGGGGCGGGTACAATTTGACCCCCGAAGCGTTCGTTTATCACCCAAACCCCGCCGTGTGCCGTATGTGGCACGCCCAACACGAGGCCAGCAAATGATTTCGTGGGAAGTAATGCGCGATCTTGCCCAGTTATCCATGCTGATCACTGGCTGGGCTTTATTCGTAGGCTCTGGAATCGCCGGTCTAACTGTGGCCGTACTCGTGCTTGGGTGGGTAGTCGATCAAGTGCGTCGATTCTTTAGGGAGGGCAGATGATTTACGCCAAGGACGACGGTGCCCCCGCACCTGAAACCCAAGGCGGCGTGGCCGGGGCGTTCTATCCGCCTGCGGCTACTGTTCGCGACCTAGAAGCAGAGGGCATTCTGCCGATCTCCGTCTCGCAATCCTACGGATCTGCCCAGCTATCGCAGACCACTGCTTTGATCGATCTGCAAACCAAGTACCGCAAGCTGCGTAATGACCTAGACGGCATTCAAGAGGTGGTCGCAAGCCTGCTCAAGAGGGCGCAATCGTGAGCGCACTGGCAAAAAAGTTTATCGTGCTTTGGACTGTGGCTGGCGGCCCGGAGCTAGTCGCCGAGCACACGTTCCACCCGACCCGTAAATGGCGTTTCGACTTCGCCTGCAAATCTGCCCGCTGTGCGATCGAGCTAGACGGCGGTGCATTCCTACCGTTTGGCGGCCGTCACGGGCGAGGGATGGGGATGGTTAAGGATTGCGAAAAATATCGAGCAGCAGCCGACCTGGGCTGGCGCATCTGGCGCTTTACAACCAAGTGCCTGACGGCCGAAGCAGTAGCGATGACCGCTAAGTCATTCCGCCTGTCGATGAAGGAAAAAACAAAATGAGCGAACCAACCAACGATACACCTATTAACAACGACAAGCCGGACTACGAATACGACGTCTATGAGCGGGAGAGGGCTGACTCTGAATATGAGAGTCAGCGTTTCGCCGATTACTACGGCAACAATCGTCGGGGCTGATTATGACCGACCTGACGAAATTCCGCCTAATCGAGAACATCGAAGTAATGGCCTGCCGCAACTCAGCCGAGCGAGTTGTGAAAGCCGTGAATCGTGGCGACTTAGCTCAAGCAAAGGACTTGGCCCGCAAGCACGAGATCGCTTGGCACCTAGCCGACCGTGAGTTCCAAGACTTAAACCAACCGCACAGGAATAACGATTTTTGCGACGACGAGTAGTCGGAGCAAATCCAAGAAACCCAAACCAAGAAAGCAAAATAATAATATGCCAATAGTAGCAAGCAGAGGGGGCACGTATACGCCAGCCCCGGAAGGGAATCACGACGCAGTGTTCTGCGACGTTGAGGATCTCGGCGTGGTGGAAACGCAGTACGGTAAGAAGCACCAGATCAGGTTGGTCTGGCAGATCGCTGAGAAGATGGAGGATGGGCGGCCGTTCACCATCGGCCGGCGTTACGGACTGAGCCTGCATGAAAAGGCGGCTCTGTTCAAAGATCTGAAATCCTACGCCAAAAAGGCGCCACCGCAGAATCTGGATCTGGAAACGCTTATCGGTAAGCCGTGCCAGATCCTCGTGACACATGCGGAGCGTGATGGCTCTACATACGCAAACGTGCAGGCGGTACTGCCTGCCGGAGCGAACAAAGTGAAAGTCGACAAAGACTTTGTCAGGAAATGCAATCGCCCTGGCGCACCGAAACCAGCCGTCGTCGAGTTAGATGCCGACGGGACACCTGTACCGTTCTAACCAAATTGGCCGAGGTGGTTCTATCCCGCCTTGGCCAGAAAGAATACCAAAATGGAAATCCTAACTTTA